ATCTTTTTATTTTCTAGTTCTTGATTATAAAAAAGTTCTAGCTTTGAATCCTCTAGAGAATACCTATCTATATTTGAAAAAAGGCTAATTCCAAACTCTCCAGCATAAACTGTACCTATTTCAAGTTCAGAAGATCCAGAGCATGAACGATGAATGTATCCAGACCCTTTAAGAATATCTTTATTGGTAAATGAAATGATTGTTTCATCTTTTAAGATGATATTTCCCGTCCAGTAAAATTTACGAGAATTCTTTTTGATTGCTTTTTTATATTCATTGCTTATTGGATACATCAATACTCCTCCAATGAAAAAGATACTTCCCACAATCCCTTATAAGAAGTATCTTTTATTAATTTGACTTGAAACTTGTCTATATACATTTGTGTCTCTTTAAGTTCCAATGTTTCTGTATCTAAGAATTTAACTTTAAGGTTAGACTTGTTAGTAAGACTACTCAATCTCTTTACAAGCTTAGGACTACAAGAAAAACTTACAGAAATACTCGCTACTTTATTTCTAACAATATCCCTCTGAATTGTACCTGCCTCTGTTTCTCCTCCAGTATCTGCCTCAATATCTCTAAACTCCAAATCATAAGAATTTGGTAGTGGTAGGTCTACTCCTTCAATAATTAAATATGATTGATATTTCATTACCTACCTCCACTTCTTAAATTCTTACGCATAGATGCATTAACAATAACTTCATCAAGGAGTGTGCCTCCAAGATAAACTGGGATAACTATATCTCCAGTATTTTCTGATTTTAAATTAATGTTTGCAAGTGCATCGGATATTTGTCTTCCTATATCAATGCCATTTATAGCTGATTCTTTATCATGTCCACCTATGCCAACAGCTGATATATTTGGGCTTAAAACCAAATCACTTGCGACATTTTTCATTGAAGATTGTACTAATCTTCTGCTCTTTTCTATCCCCTTAGATAGACCTTCCATGAAGTCTGGCATCCAAGATTCATAGTCGGTAAGTGGGCCAACATCTGGAACAGAGAAGTGCAGGTAGGACCTAATAGTTGATGCTACATTAGAAACAGCAGATGTCACATTGCTAATTGCACTTCTAATCCCTCTAGCAATTCCGTTAATCATATCAGCTCCCCATGTATAGGCTTGTGATGCCAAATTCTTAATGTGATTAACTGCATTATTAAATCCATTTCTAATAGTGGACTGAATATTTGACATGGTCGATGAAATGCTTGATCTCATAGAATTAAAGGCAGACGATACGGCTGACTTCGCAGTATTTACTGCAGAGGAAATAGTCGACTTTATGGAGTTCCAAGCAGATGAAACTAAGGACTTAATATTATTCATTGTTGATGATATAAAGGTCTTTATCCCATTCCAGATTGATTCAATAACTGTCTTAATACAAGCCAATATAGTCTCAATTGTTGTTTTTATGTTTGTCCAGGATGTAGAAATAAATTCTCCAATGGCAGTAATGACTGTTGTTAAAAACTCTTTTAGTCCATTCCAAATAGTCTCTACTTTTACTTTAATTGCATCAAGAACTGTTAAAATTAAAGTCTTTATACCTTCCCAAGTAGTTTTTATAAACTCTCCAACTGCTGTAAATACTTCTGTTGTTGTAGTTGAAATAGCTGTCCATATATTAGTAAAAGTAGTTTGAATTCCCGTCCAAAGGCTTGTAAAGAATTCCCCTAAACTTTGCCATAGACTCTTTGCTCCTTCAATAAAGGTATTCCAAGATTCAGTTAGAAAAGTTGTTATAGATGTCCAGATAGTATTCCATCCTTCAGAAAGTCCATTCCATAGGTTGGCAAAGAAGTCCTTGATGCCTTTCCAAGTAGTCTTAACACCTTCAATAAATCCAGACCAAAATTCTGATAAGAAAGTGGTAATCTCTGTCCAGGATTTTGTCCAAGATTCTGATATTCCTTGCCAGAGATTTACGAAGAATTCTTTTATACCATTCCAAATAGCAACTGTTGATTCCTTAATAGTTTCCCATATGGAGATTATTCCTTCTCTAAACCAGTCGCACTTCTTCCATAAAAGAACAAGTCCAGCTATTACTGCACCAATAGCAATAGGAACTATACCAATGGCTGATACTACTGCAGTGATTGCTGGTATAAGTGTACCTGTAAATATTCCAACTATCTTAGTAATTCCTCCTATTATTAGAGGACCTTTGGTCATAATAGTTCCTATTGACCAGACAAGCTTTCCTATAATAATAAGAACTGGACCAAGAGCAGCTATAAAAACACCTATTCCTGCAATGACACCTTTTACTGGACCTGGAAGTGCATTAAGTCCATTTACCAGTTTTGTTATTATATCAACTACTTTCCTAACAGTTGGCATTAGGAGTTCTCCAAAGGATATGGCTAATTCTTCTAAGGCAGATTGTAGGATCTTTAATTGACCACCTAAGTTATCCTGCATAGTAGTTGCCATTTTTTCTGCTGTTCCATCTGCATTATAAATGGCATCACTTAAACTGTTATAGTCTTTTTCACTTGCATTTATAATTGCCAACATTCCAGACATAGCATTTTTACCAAATATCATTGATGCTGCCTGTGCCTGTTGAGTTCCATCTAAATTAGCAAAGGACTCTCTAAATATTCTTAGAGTTTCATCAAGAGAAAGCCCCTGTACATCCTCAATAGATAAGCCTAACATGGACATTCCATTAATAACTTCTTTAGTTGGTGATGCAAGTCTAGTTAGTCCAGCCCTTAAAGCTGTACCTGCTTGTGAACCCTTTATTCCTGAGTTTGCCATTAGACCTATAGCAACTGAAGTATCTTCAACTGAATATCCAAGGGCACCAGCAATAGGTGCAGCATATTTAAAGGTCTCACCCATTAGTGAAACATTGGTATTGGCATTAGATGATGCAGCTGCAAGAACGTCAGCAAAATGAGAAGAGTCTTCAGCTTTTAAACCAAAAGCTGTAAGGGCATCTGTGACAATATCAGAAGTAGTTGCTAAATCCTCACCACTGGCTGCAGCAAGGTTCATAATTCCTTCAATACCACCAATCATGTCCTTACTTTTCCAACCAGCCATGGCCATGTAGTTCATAGCCTCAGCTGCTTCACTTGCTGAGAACTTTGTCTTAGCTCCCATTTCACGAGCCTTTTCCCTTAGAGCATCAAAGTCAGATCCTGTTGCACCAGATACTGCTTTTACCTTTGCCATACCAGAATCAAAATCTGATGCAGTCTTTACAGCTGCTGCTCCAAGCCCTGCAACTGCAAGAGATACTGGCATCATTTTTCTTCCTACATTTTCTATATTTTGCCCTGTGTTTTGCCATTTTTCTCCAGTAATAGCTATGTTTTGAAGAGTTTGATTAGTGGTTGCCCCTTGCCTTTCTAGAGATTTAAGGGCTTGTTCTGTTTCAATAATCTCTCGTTTAAGAGCATCATACTGTTCTTGTGAAATTTTACCCTCTGCAAGAGCCTGTTCAGCTTGTTTCTGTGCCTCTTTTAAAGATGTTAATTTGCTCTTTGTTTCTTCCAAGGTCTGACCTAACAGTTTATGTTTTTGGGAGATAAGTTCAGTGTTGCCAGGGTCAAGTTTAAGAAGTTTATTGACATCACGAAGTTCAGACTGAGTATGTTTAATCTCCGTATTTACTTGTTTTAGTGCAGTCTGTAATTTGGTAGTATCCCCACCAATTTCAACAGTTATCCCTTTTATTCTATTTGCCAATATCTCACCTCCTCTTTAGAGATATATTTATCAGTGTTTTTGTTGATGTTTTTATCAATTTTTGCTATACTTATCTTGAGGTGATAAGTATGAATTTTGTAAAAGAATTATCCAATAAGACTGTATCCATTTCTGAATTCAATCGAGGCCTAGCTGGACGTATTTTCGATGATGTCAAAGTGAACGGTTCCAAGGTCGTATTAAAGAACAACACTCCTGAGTGCATTCTTGTTTCCCCTGATGAATATACGAAACTCATTGATGAGCTCGAAGATGCAAGAGATCTTATGCTTGCCAATACAAGGATGTCATCAATGGATAAATCCGATTTAATTTCTCAAGATGAATTTGAAGAAGCCTTCCATATCGATTTAAATGAAGTCTCTCCTCTTGATGAGGACGAAATCGAATGAACTATAAACTATCCTTTATAAAAGAAGCCATCCAAGACTATAAAGCCTTAGATGGATCTCAAAGAAAAATTGTCGATAAAGCACTTAAGAGGATCTTAATAAATCCTCTTCCTAATACCGAAGGTGGCTATGGCAAGCCTCTTTCTAACCTTTCTGATTCTAAGCTTGCTGGTCTTATGAAAATTAAACTTAAGAGTTCAGGTCTTAGAATCGTTTATAAATTGGAAAAATCAGATGATGAAGTTCTTGTCATTATTATCGGTGCAAGAGCCGAATCCAAAGTCTATAAAGATGCTGAAAAAAGAGTAGCTAAGCTTGAAGATTAGAAATTATCATAATCTTCTTGTGTAGCTACTTCTTTGTATTTATAGTCGTCATTATTCTTTTCTGTGAACATATCATTTACAAGTCCAATTGTTAAAAGAGCTAAATCAGAAACAGAAAGACCAAGTTCCACTGCCCTTAATAGAAACAAGGGTGTAGTCATTGGTCTTTCTGTCGGTCTTACTTTTTTTTAGGAACTTCTTCCGATTTTATATTAAGCCCCCACAACTCAATTAACTGAGGTAGAATTTGGTAAATTGAAAAAGTTGAGAAATTATCTAACCATTCTTCTGGACTATCAGGAATAGATTTGTCTCCATGCTTTGCCATTACATAAGCTATATTTTCAAATAACTCAAGTGAACCAATATCTAGATTAGATTTATCTTTATCATTTTTCTTCATAGACTTTTCAAGTTCCATCAAATCTTTAAAGATATCACGACCAAACTTCAATCTATATATTCTTGGAATAGCTGCAGATGCACGAAATATAACATCTTTACCATCAATTTTTATAGTTTTTGTTAATGCCATTATCTACTACCTCCTGTTGTCCTTGCCGTAGAAGATGAGGTTTCTATTGGTAGATAAACTGATTTATACCAACCATCATAAGTTTCCTTAGTTGTCTCATCACTTGTTCTAGCCTTTACATTGCCATTTGGAAGTGGTCTTGCTTGAATAGATAAGGTTTCTGGTTGAACTTCTCTTGATTCCTCATTTGTTTCTCCTTCAAGAGTAGGTCTTGCTGCTGAGCAATTATACATGACATGACGGATTTTCTTTTGGTCACCATCAAACTCGAAAAGAAGTGCAAAGTTTGCAGTTTCAGAATTTGAGGACTCAATTAGAACTTTATTTGAATCTGATTTTTCCATCAAAACATCCGTCCTAAAGGATTCTGGAATAAGAGCGATTTCTAAATCTCCATCATATCCCATATTATTTGAAATAGTGTAATATTCAATTCCATCAGCATAAAAGCTTTCAGGCTCTCCATTAGGATCTAATGAAATTGAAACAGCACCAGGCATTGGCACTGGTGTCTTATATTTAATGACGCCCTCTTCTGCTTTATCAAAGAGAGCGTAGTGTACGTTACAAATATTAAATTTAACTTTATTGGCCATTATTATTTACCTCCGTAATTTTTAAATTAAGTGTGAATTCATACAAAACTTCATAGAGTCTTTCTGATTCAATCCAAACTTCAGATTTCTCATAATAGATTTTTTCCCTATCAAGTATCTCTTCTACCTTTTCTTCTAATTTCAATTCTTTCTTATCAGTGTAGAGTTCTAAGTCTATCTGGGTATTCTTATAGAAAACCACTCCATCTGCACCAAAGTGTTTATTCTTTGGAAATAGATAAACCAAAAATGGTGGGTCTGGACTTTCTCCTTCAGCAAAGTGTGAGTATGCAAATGGAAGTCCAATCTCATTAATTATATTCATTAACCTCTTCATTCTCTTAACTTCCTCATTATATTTTCTTCCAATTCTCTTACTCCTTTCTCCTCAGCTGGTCCAATGTGTGGCTTAGCAGATACTCTTCCTCCTTGTCTTAGAACGTGTCCTTTTTCAAGTAGATGAGCCAGCTGGTATCTATTTCTTGAATGGACTACAAGTTCTATTGAGTTTGAAGTTTCTTTCATAGTTTTTACTGACCAAGATTTAGAATATTTCTTTGTTTCTCCTACAGGTGCATTTTCTTGTATGTCTTTTCTTATATTCCTACCAGCTTTTTTGACTTCCTTTTTGACTTCATCTGTTGCCATATCAGAATATTCTTCTAAGCCTTTCATTATTTCACTGGCGAGATTTTCAATTTTTACATTCATCTACTCACCTTCCTACATCTAAACTTTATAAGTCTATTTTTGTAGTTCATAAAGTCAATTGAGATGATGTTGTACTTTTCATCATCAAATAGAATTCTGTACTCTGAAGTATTAATATTCTTTAACCTATTTTGAAATCTTACAGTAAAAGAAATATCTGACCTATCTATTTCCATACCAAGAAAAACTTCTTCTCCCTTACCTTGAAATGATATATATGAATTGGTTGTTAGATAATCCGACCATACTGATTTATGATTACCTATCTCATCAACTTCAACATCTTTATTTTGAAAGGTTATTCTTCTATTAAAATCAGCTATTTTCATATTGCTCTCCAGTATCTTCTGGGAGTTCTGGCAGAATATAATATCTTAGACTTGCACTTCTATACCAACTACATAAATTTCCATTTAAAACAAAATACAAAGTCTCGCTAGAATAGTCATTAGATGTACTAATATCTGATTTTAATACTGTCTTATAGTTTGGAGATTTAGTAATGATTTTTTCTTTTGTAAAAAGGTTTATGACTTCTAGTATTCTTATATCATCTTTTACATAAGATATAATTAAATCATCAAATCTAGTTTCAACTTCTGTCGTTTTATCATAATCCCATTCATAGGCTATATTTACCTTATTACGAAAATCCACTAATAAAGATATGCCCTCATAAGTATATCTGAAGCCCGTTCGATATGAACTGTAAGATAGAAGATTTCCTTTTGCCCACTTTGACAAATCAATTTCTAATCTCGGATTTTCAAGAAATCCATTTGTTATTTGAAAAAGGTATATTTTATTATCAGAAGTATGAATTCCTAAATTATGTTTATCGCAAGATATTATTTTATCTAATTTATATTCGCCTAAGTTGAAATTAAAAATATCACCATTATTATTCATTGCCGAAACAGTATTATTATTCTGGACAGCTATCAAACTAAATCCATTATAAAAATCATCATAGTTATAGACGCTAAAATATTTTTTATTTATCATGTTATGAACTTCTATAACAGACTTATCATTTGCCGATGTAACTAGAGTGTTGTTAACAAAATTAACATCTATCTTTGTTTTTGATGGAATCTTTGTATCTATAGACCAAAGTTCTTCAAGAATCATGGATATCCCATACAGTGAAATAAATCCATTATTATCCGCACTAACAACCCCAAGGCATCTATTATTCTTATATTCCCATAGATTCAAATACTTGTGCTTATCAGAACTCAATACTTCATTTAAGCTGGTAGATAAGGATAATATTCCTCCTTTTGTTATAAAATAGAAATCACTAGTATCTGGAACAGATAATGCACCATCTATATTTTCAATAACGATATTAGGTTCTTCATCAGAATAGTACTCATATTCCGCCGTTAATTCTTCTTTATGAAATTTATGTCCAGGCTCCCATCCAGTTTTTATTTCTCCAATTTTGCTTGCTAAGTCTTTAAAACTATCATCCTTATTAGCTTTTCCTTTCTTGTCGACAATAGACTTAGCAATCAAGTTCTTACCATTATCGACATCGTAAAAAAGCTCATCATATTTTTTATTTAGAATTTTACCTTGTCTGGCAGATAGGGCTTTTTCTCCATCTTCGCTTTCAAGGTTATCTATAACTTCACAGTCCTTACCATCTTCTCCTTTTGGACCAGGTGGACCTTCTTTGCCTTGAGAACCGTCATCACCCTTATCCCCCTTTGGTCCTCTTATATCTTCTAGATTCTTTTCAATAGCCTTTTTTATTGCTTCATCAGCTATATTTTTAGCATTTTCAATGGCAACTATTGCACTTTCAGAATCAGTATATGACTCATAACCCTTTGTTATTCTTATATAAGTTCCTTGGTCTGATGGGAAAATATGACCATCTATTTTGATTTCTATTTTATATGATCCTATGGCAAGTGGCTTGTCAATTCTAAAAGAAATCCTATCTTCATTTACCTTTGTCTTACATTTCCATTCTAGTTTCTTTTCTTTGCTATAAAGATGAATACTAGCATCTTTATCATTTAAAAAACTAATAGGGTCACCTTTTGAGTCACATAGTTGAAAGCTCAATTCTGAAGATATATCTCCCTGTTTTATATTAATTCCACCCTTTGTTTGAATTAAATTTAAAGTATTTAAACTATTGGCCATAATACCTCCTTAAAAACCTGGTTTTCTATCGCCAAATAATAAAGCCCTTAGAGTTAAGTTTAATTCAGAATAATCTGCCTCTTCTCTATGTTCATAAATATAAGCTGTCATATAGAGGACTGCTATCTTTCCATTTGGATTTTTAGAAAGTTCTTCTTCACTATCAACTCTAGCTACATCCATGGAGTGTTTGATTGATGATTGGATGAGAGATTCAATCATCTCATCCTCATCATCAAAATCCACCCTTAAATAGGACTTTGCCTCTTCAAGAGTAATCATAGTTTACTCCTTAGGCAGTAGCACCGATTTTTAATAGTTTAACTGCTTCTCTTAAAACTAAGATGCCATCTACTCTTTCTTTACCTAAGAAACCTACCATGCCATTACCAGCAAATAGTTCCTTTAAGTCTTGGAAAGATCTATTTCCTCTATCTCCAATCTTGTAATAAGAAAAATCACCAAAGGCTACTGCCAATTTTCCTTTATCAGCTTTTGGAGCAAAGGCAGATGTGTAGGCAGGATATCCTAAAAGTCTATGTGGTTCTCCATCTTTAAGTGAAGGTTGCCAAATATATGCACCATTAACATCCTTAAGTTTTCTAACCTGAGCAACTGTTGCATCATTTAAAATGAAGGCTGCTTTCTTTCTATATGGTCTATCTAAAGAGTAAACTAAATCAATGAGTTCATCTGCAGTAATTGTTTGAGCCTTTGTTGTTAGGCCAAGTTCTCCACCCTTTTTAGAGTCAAAAATTCCCGTAGGCTTATTTACTCCATCACCATTTAAGAAGGCATCTTCTTCAGCATTTGCTAACGCTCTAGTAAATTCTTCAGTGATGTATTTTTCTAAATTAAAGGCTGCATCATAGAGAAGTTCTTCAGTAACTTTAATTCCAACATGGAGTTTGTGTGCATCTAGAGATACTTGATCGAATGTGCCATCTCCAAAAGTAAGTTGACCACCTTCTTCTACCCATAGGGCTGCTGGCTTTGTAGCAGCAATATTGATTTTATGAAGTCCAGAAGTTTGAACTTTTGTAGCTAATTTTCTAAAAATATTTTCATCTTCAAGGCCATTTACAATATCTGCTTCCATCTCTTCTGGAACTAAATATCCACCACTTTCATCTGTGCCTACTTTTAATTCATTGGAAATATCTCTGAAGTTAGTTCTTAATGCTTTCATCATAGATTTCTTATAGACATTTCTTGCTCTCATTGGTTTTTCTTCTTCATTAAAAGTAGCAGGTTCATTTGTTAGTGCTTGAGTAGTAGGTTTTTCCAAGGATTTATCCATTTCTTCTTCCCTCTTCTTTCTTTCGATTTCACGAGTATAATTCTCGATAGTTCTTTCCATCTCTTCATATGTCTTAAAGTCTTCATCAGACATTAGACCCTTTTCATCTTTCTTAGATTCAGCAAATGCTTTTGCCTCATCCCAAGCTTTAGTTCTCTTTTCCATTAGTTCTTTTAAGTTCATATAATTACCTCCAAGTATTTTTAATTTTGTTTAATCTTTCTTCTACTTCGCTCATTGAATGAGTTTTTACTTCTTTATTTATCTTTGTTAAAAGTGAATTTGTAACTGCTCGCCTTGAAAAGACCATGTTCGTAACTTTTTCATCCTTTCTTTTGTCAGTGAGAGTTCCATCACAAAAACCCATCTCAATGGCCTTATTCTTATCAAACCAAGTCTCTCCATCCATTAGATTAGAAATCTCTTCTCTGGATAAACCCGTCTTAATCTCATAGGCATTGATAATTGATTCCTTGACCTCCTTTAACATATCTATAGCTTTTTGCATTTCTTTTGAGTCACCAATAGCTACAGTTAAAGGGTTATGAATCATCATTAATGAGGTAGGGCTCATCAATATTTCAGTTCCTGCCATAGCAATGACCGATGCTGCTGATGCTGCAAGCCCGTCAATCTTAATGGTTACATTTCCCTTGTGTTCTAAAAGCATGGTGTAAATTCTAGATGCTGCAATACAATCTCCACCAGGGGAGTTGATCCACACAGTTATGTCTCCAATTTTGTTTTTTAATTCTTCAAAAAAGAGCCTTGGAGTGATTTCATCATCAAACCAAGACTCTTCTGCAATAACTCCATCTATATAGAGTTCATTTGAATCCTTTTTCCAGTTCCAAAATATTTTATTGTTCTTCATTAGGATTTATTTCTTCTCCTTTCTGCTGATAAAAACTACCTGCCTTATCAAGTGGTAGCATATTTCCATTTACAAGATATAGGTCACCACCTTCTTCAGCCGAGATCCTATCTAGATTTTCTAATTCTCTTATGTCATTTGCACTCATCCAACCATTCTGTCTTCCTACAGCATATCCATTCATTCTTGATTCATAGTCTCCTCTTAGAAGTCCATCAAGATTAAATTTAATAAAGTAGGATTCCTTTTCTTTCTTTGTTAATAGTGATCTTTCCAAAGATTACTCCCAACGAACAATCCAAGGATCAAGGGTGTATTTAACAAATTCAAGTGACTGCTGTTCTATATTTGAAAATGATGACTTCTCTAAGTCCCCAATCATATGAGGTGGTATTCTAAATATTCTTGCTATCTCATTTAACTGAAACTTTCTAGTTTCCAAAAACTGGGCCTCACTTGGTGCTATTGCTATGGGTTGGTATTTCATCCCTTCTTCAAGTACAGCCACTTTGTTGGCGTTCTTAGGCCCCTGAAAGGCAGCGTTCCAAGACTCTCTAACTCTTTCTGGGTCTTTGATAATACCTGGATGTTCTAAAACTCCACCTGGCTGTGCTCCATTTTGAAAGAATGATGCACCATAATCTTCACAGGCCATAGCCATACCAATTGCATTCTTTGCCATTGTAATTGGTGAGTATCCAATAAGACCATCAAAACCAAGCCCTGGTATATGAAGGACATCTTCTTTTAAAAGATAAACTTCTTCTGATTTGTGATTGTATTTATAGAAGATTTCTCCATCCTCACTTCGCATAACAGTCATTTTATTTGGCATTAATGGGTAGAGACCAATAACCTCATTTCTACCATTACGTATTATTTGAGCATAGGCATTTCCCCACAATAAAAGGTGGGTCATTAGTGTTTCTCTAAATACAAAGGAAGTCATTTCAGTATTTGGTTCATCGTGTAATAAAAAATATATAGCGTGTTCTTTTGCTTTTTCCTTTGAGTTTGAATCCCCTCTTTTATATAGATGAAGAGGAAGTCCTGCTAAGGTTTCAGCAAGAACTCTCACACATGAATAAACTGCCGTCATTTGCATAGCAGTAAATTCGTTGACATTCCTTCCTGCTGTTGTTCTCCCAAATAAAAAAGACGATGAAGATATCCTCTCCCCGTCTTTAGGTTTGTCTCGCGACTTAAATATTAAATTTAAAATGTTTATATTACCACCTCCTAAAA